GTGCCTTTTAAACGATGTAAAGCTCGTGATTCTTTAATGACTTTACGTTTTAACGCTTCTTGCCAGTTCTCATCCCAATAGTCGACTGACTTTTGCCATGCGATAAATGGTAAAAACTGCGCTGGTACCTGATCGATATCTTTGATGATACGAATTGATGGTAAATCAAAAGCATCTTTACCTGCTTCAGCAAATTTTCTCTCTAAGTCTGTTGAATTTGGAGGAAGTAAACTTGTCAAATCACACCTCCAACCGTAATGCTTTTAGTTGTGCAATATGGATGGTGATAATTATCCATTACCAAATCTGCCGTCGGTGAAATAATCTCTACTCGTTCAATACCATCTACATGCAATGCAGCATAAATTGCAGACAGATAAATACTTTCACCATTTTTTTGAGCATTTTTAATGTATTTATCTAAACGAATATTTGCTGTTTCAAGTAACAATGCATCCTCAGCATTTTTACCAACATATAAAACTGCTTCTATTTGGTAATTTGTTGCGATACTTGATTTAACTGTTGGTCTATCACCAACTGGACGCACCGTATCAGGATCCAAAGCAGTTTGAACAATTTGAATCAGTTCTTCTGAAGCTGCACCGTTTTCACTATCAACTTGCGTAATCACAATGTCTAAAAAGCAAGGGGTTGCTTCATCGGATTTCACCTTAATACCATCTACTCGACCATCTGCCGATAATGTGAAATAGCGGTACGCATTTGCAGATCCAGCCGTATTCATACCATCGAAGGATAAAATACAACGTTCACGCAATCGCTCATCAGATTCATACACAGCTTCAACGGGTGGAATTACCGTGTTATCTGCGGGTGTGACGACTAAGCGTGTTAGCCCGTATTCTGTTAAAGCCAAATGATCTAAATCTGATTTTTCCGCATAAGCAAGCAATAAAGATCTAGCGTCAGCATTACATTTTGCTTGATAAAGCATTTCCAAATATGCATTTTCTTGTAGTAACTTCACTACTGGTTCAGATTCACGTTGCAATAACTCTCGTACTGCTTGTTGTTCAGATGCATCATATAGAGATATGAAGCTTTCTTTTCTTTTTGTGAAAATAGCTTCGTAGCTTAATTCTGTGATTAAGCTAGGCGGTAAAAGCTGTGAAAAATCGACTGTACTCATTTGCCCACCACAATCCCGTCCAATTGAACAGTTTTCCCATCAAGTTTGTATTTGCCAGTAATTCTTAGAACAATCTGTCCTACTACTGCGCTCGTTACATCTACAGCACTAACCACAAGGCGATCTTCCCACTTCATTAATGCTTCAGCTGTTTCTGCAACAATATCAACCACTGTGCTTCTGTTAATTGGTGCATCAATTAACTCAAATAATCGAGAGCCATAATCACGGCGCATCACACGCGAACCAATCGGAGTATTTAAAATGTCAGCAATCGATTGTTTTAAATGCTCCAATCCTGTTAATTCACGACCCGTTTCAGCATTCATACCCATTAGTTCACCGCCCCAGTATTACCACTGCCAGTCTGAACACCTTTATGTGAATGATCTTTACCAATGCTTTTGCCTTTATGTGTTACATCAGAACCATTAAATTCAGCTAAGCCATTTACAACCAATTCACCATTAATCACAACCTTGCCACCCGAAGCGGAAAGATCGATATTTAATGTATGACTCGCCTTGTTGTATTCGACCACAGTCCCATCTGCATAAATATGCTTTGGGTTTTCGCCATCACCAGCATTCGGAAAGGCATCTTGAGATATCGCAAATGCAATAACACCTTGTGACAAATCGCCCGATGGAGATAACACCAAAACTTGCTCGCCTTTGGTATAACCACCATTCCATGATCGATCTGCTCCAGCACGTGATTTTGACCACTCAAGACCAGATACCAACTCACCATCAAAATTTACTGTTGCAGTACCAGCGGCTAAATCAACGCTATCTACACGACCTATCTTTATAAGGTTTGCAAGGATGCGATCCATCTGTGCTAATGCATAACTCATGGCAGTATCTCCTGATAAGCACTTGAATGAGCGCTACCAATTTCAGGTGACCAGCTAAACCATGCTGTAGGCGTTACACCTTCAGATTTCCAAATACTCTCACCAATATGAATGGGTATAGAAAAATCCACACGCCAAACATCATAGCGGTCTAGTCCAGGATAAAATGCATCTTCAGTCACATCTAAAAGAGTTAATGGACCTGTTTTTAACTCATGAAAATGTTTGTTTTTAAAAAGGTATTGAGCGAGTTTTAAGGCAAGTGCTCTTACCTTTAATTTTGCAAAAGTTGGATTGTCTTGTTCTTTTTCCATTGCATCAATAACAACGCGCGCTTCAATGCGAGCAAGCATAGGTAATTGTTCTGTGCCCGCATCTTCTTCCAAATTTAATTCAAAGTCTGGAACCTCAAGCAACAATGCTGGTAAATTTTCTTTTTTTAATGGCGTGCGATCATTTTCACTTCGATAAAATTCAATCAACTTAAAATCATCTTTAAATTGATCTGAAAGTTTTTTTACAATGTTCTCATGCATTGCAACGATGTCTGTGCCCTCTATCGCATCTGCCATTTCAATTCATGCTCCAAAACTTTAAAAAATTGCTCTTGGTACCCATTAGAAAAAGCCTGTCCATCTAAATACGAGTCTGCTTTTTCTTTAATTTCTAACGTCTGCTTTTCAAGTGGCAAACGCCCTTTCCCTTGTCTTTTAAAAACTTGGCCTTTAGCAATAAAAGCACCGTCTCGCTTATGTTTGCCAGCAGTTACGCCACGTTTAGTTTCACGTGCATTTAAATGAATCAATGATATTTCGTTTAAGCCATACCAAAGATTGATTGTCCAACCTGTACTTGTTTTTAGAATCGTCGTCTTACGCATTCTTCTGCGTAAAACCTTCTGCATAACTTGAAGCTCTGCACTCAAACCTTTTACAGTTCTCGTTTGAATCCACTTGGCCATCTTATTTAAAGTACGGCTTAATGCAGCATTAACTTGTTTTTCTGTAGGCTCTAACTCGGCAATAATTGATTCAATGCCTTGAGCACTAATATCAAGAGAAATCATGCATTCACTTCAAGTTTAAGAATGGACATTCCAGTACCGTCTTGCTGTGGATATGTCATCACATGAAATTTGCGACCGTCGGGAAGTAACAAGTCATCACCACGCGCCACACCTTTCACATCACTTGATTTACATGTAAAGCGTGGCTGAGCATCGTCAACTTCATATTCGCCAAGCTGAGCATTTAGATATGGCTCATCAAATATGCCTGTTACAGGCTTATCATCAGACCCATCCGCAAACTGAATCGTTGCGGTAATAGCAAAGCCACCTACCGCATCAGTTTGTAGGAAAACGTCTAAATTTTCCCAACTCGGCGAAGTCATTATTCGTCTTCCGCAGCTGCTTGAATCGCTTCGATTAACGCATCCTTGGTAAGCGATGCATCAAGTTCAATTTCATATTCATGCAGTGCAAATTCAACCAATTGAGCTTTTGTCATTTTAGCCAAATCAATCTCTTCATCCCCCTCTTGGGTGAAATCAGTTGCTTCAACCAATACGCCACGACCACGCGCCAATAAATCTTTTGCAAGATCTTGATCAACTTCAACTTCAGTACCCGCAACACGAATTTCACCATCAATTGCAACAGCGGAAGTTAAAGCGATAACTACAGTTAGTTTCTTAACCATTTTTATATGCCTATATAAAGTCTAAAGACAGGTTAGAAACCAGCATTAAGCTGGTTTCTTGCCATAGCAAATTGATGCAGTATTGCGAAGAATAAAGTCTACGTCTTGGAAGCCAACAATGCGCACGCCACCTTTAGCACTTGATGAATACGGATCGACAGTAATATCAAGACCACCCCAAAGTGCGATGATTAAGTCGGCAAAGTTACCGAAGAACACATCACCATTGGCAATTTGATTGGTTACTTCTGTGCGGTAGCCGTTCATTGTATTGCCTGCTTCCCAGATTGTACTTTCTGTACCAGATCCAAAACGCGCTGTTGTTTTTGCATGACCGCGCATTGCTGCGTTAATCACATATGCCATACGGTCTGCTTCTGCATTATCAGATGCAATTTCAGACTCCATTTTCACCAATTCAGCAAAAGTAGGATTATCCGCAGCAAAATTCACGGCGTTAATGCCTGAAATGTTTTTAAGTCCTAATGGCTGATTTGCAGACCCTGAACCGTAATAAGCAGCATGGTCAATTTTCAATGCAATTGAACGGTTTAAATCATTCCAAACCAAATCTTCTGCTGCTGGAGAGCTTTGTTGTAAAAGCTTACGTGTAATCTCAACACGGCCACCAACTGTTTTAGGAGATGCTTTTAATTGTGAAGTGGTAGGATTTGAAGCGCCAACCTCTTCATCTTCACCCAACCAATATGCTGTTGAGCCAGCAGTTTGTTTTGGAATATCAACATCACCTACCAAACCACCCATCACATAACCAAGACCCATGATTGATGTACGGTTACGAAGCATGTCAATAAACATGTCTGCACGATGGTCTTCAGCAACAATGCTTGCGCCAGAGCTTGAAGTACCGCCCTTTTCAAACGCACGGTTTAAAACATCACTTGGCACCAAAATACCTTGTGCAGTACGGCCATACGCTTTTTCAGCTTCACGGCTACATTCCATTTCAAAAGCAGCTGCTTCTTTATCTGCTTGTGTTGCATTTGGAAGTAATGCACGAATTGCGCGGACCAAGCTAAAACGCTGAACTTCCGAATCAGACAAACCAAGGTTACTATCACGCGTTTGTTCGCGTAACGGTTTGCTTTGTTTTTTATGGGTTCGTTCTAAAATTGCAGCTTGCAAATCTGTTGCTGTTTTATTTTCATCAATAAATTGACGAACCAAGTCACTCGCACCAAAACGCTCACCTAAAGCAATAATATCGCTTACACGTTTGCGCTCTGCTTGCGCGCCTTGCTCTGCTGTATCATCAACAGCGCGAACCAATTCGATTGCACCAAAACGCTTACCTTCTGCGTCTACTTGTTGACGTACTTGGTTGCCCTTTTCGTCAGTAAAATATTCCCAATTCATAATGTGTGTTCTCTGTTGATGAGGAATTTGAGTATTGTTTATTTTTTCATTTTGCAAATTCGCAGGTGTGTTTTCATTATTCACAATTGCAGAACGCCCCACCCCTACTGTGATATCCGCAGGTACAGATACAAGTGAAATCTCATAAGGCTCCCAATCTGTAATGAGATAGACATCATTATCATCACGTGTTTCTTTTAACTTGGCACCGAGTACGCGATAACCCACAGATACATGCTTACGAATACCATCTTTAACATCTTGAAAAATTTCTTCTGCATGTGCTGAGCGCCCAAAACGAACTACCGCACGACCTTTACGATCTGCATCAATGCGCACAGATTCAACAACACCTACCTGATCATCCCAATCATGATTCAGCAACAAAGAACCACCAATAATGCGGTCCATACGCATAGCGCCAGCACTATGATCTAGTACCTCAAAACCAAACCAACGCTGAACCTCCACTTCACTTGAAAATGAAAGCTCTACAGTGCGTTTTTCTTCATCAATTGAAGCGCGCTCAAAAGTAAAAGAACGCGTTAATGCCTCCTTGTTAAATTCAGGCAACACAGTGTTTGAAGCATCACGTGTAAAATAGGTACCAGCCAAAGCCATCGCTAAATTGATACGGTTAATTTTCATTTACATACCTTCCTTTGGACGACCTACCGCCCCTGTTTGTTTGCGCCCCATGCTGGCAAGCACCATTTCTTCTGCGGTTTCAGCAGAAAAACCTTGATTAATGTATTCGTCTTTCATTGTTTTTAAATCACGCGCGGATTCCGCCCACACAGTCTGCGGATCTTTACCTTGTTCGCGAATTACAGAGCCTGGTGAAGTCAGCATGTTATTTTTTGCTTTTTCAGCGGCTGCTACTTCGCTTGATGGATCGATCCACGTCCAACGACGTGCTTGCCAAGAAACCTTGCTTAATCGGTCAAGTTCCAAGGCTTGATATGAAGAACCATTTTTTTTCTTAATATGGCCTTTCAATAGCGAATATTTGAGCCATTCAAAAAATACAGGCTCAATCAGTGTTTCAATTAGCCATTGTTGTAGTTCTTTCCAGTGTTCGCGCTCATCCAATGTGCCCTGACGAATACTTGAGAAGTTGACGTTTTCCAAATCTGAAGCAAGGTTGTTATATAAAACCCCCATACCTGCCGCCATCGATCTAAGCATTGCTTTGTGAAATGGTAGAAATTCACCTGTTGGATAATTTGGCGACCACTCTTTAAGTTCAGCGCCTTCTGGCAGCATCGGAAATTCGCCCGCTTGCGATTCAATTTGAATCTCATCGTCTTCTTCAAATTTAGGACCGAAACCCTCACGCCACTGAATAAAACCCATTTTGTTGGCAGATACACGTGCATTCACAATAGCTGAGTCTTCAAACTCTGAAATTTGATGTAAACGGAATAAGCTTGTAGAAGTCCAAGGCAAGCCACGTTTTTGACCAACCATGTCTTCTAAAAATCCATGAATTACATCAGATGCTTCTACGCGAGTGTAATTGTTAGTCGCTGTTCGATAGTAAACATCATCACCATCTGTAGCATTAAAGTAATATGCGATTGGCTTGCCATAAGTATTAAACTCAATGCCTTGGCGAATAAACCTGCCATTTTTCAACTTAGCGTTGTAATCAATTGGACAACGTTGTGCATCAATCAGCTGTAACGAAAACCCCCACGGCCCAGCGTCACCACCGCGAACGATCCGTGCAAAAAATTCACCATCCTTGGCGGCTGAAACCACACAAGTACGCTGAATAGAGCGCCATGTTTTCTTTGATTGAATATCGCAATTTTCTTTTTTCGACCAATCAGACCATGCAAACTCAAGTGCATCATTGGCTTGGGCATCAAGTTTACCTGCGGAGTTTTTAACTTGTGCTTGAAGTGTCACACCAGTAGGGCCAACAATATTTTGGTGCACCATGCGAACATAGTTTTTCGCATAGTCATTGTTTGAGCATTGCTCACGACTACGTGCCACTAAAATTCTTTGATTGCGTTCAATTACTATATCCGCGCTGATCGGCATAGATGGCCACTTACTGTTTAAGCGGCTTGAAACAGCAGCTTTAAAAGAGCGAACCATATTTCGATATAGTTTTTTAGGCTTGTTCACAGTTACGTCATTCAATTCTGTAACGTGTGGAGTTCTGATTTGGGCTTCTTTCTTTATTAATCCAAACATGGTTTACCCCAAACGCACACGTAATGTTTTACCGAACATGCTTTTGCCGGATAGCTTTGCTTCTTCACGGCTCACTTCTGCTCGATACTGATCACGTAGTTTCTTTAAAGTTTCTAGTGGTGTTCGATATAGTTCACGGTTGTTAATTCTGTATCGTTCTTGGTCAAGACTTGCACGCCCTTCAATAGTTGCCTCAATTGCATCTAATGTTTTACGTGCATGGCTTCTTAAATCTTGGCTTGTAGATACCGCTGCCAAGTCTGCTTTAATCTCAACAGCACCAGCTTCAAGTTCGTCTACTTCACCTGTTTCAGTTTGAATTGCTCGAAGTGAATAGCCGTAATGACCCGCTTTGTATTCTTTAGTAACCAAAGCTGAAATATTGAAAATATGCATATTGCCCTGTGGCTCTGCCTGCATATCAATTGCATGAGCACCACGTAAATAGGCGTGAATTATCCAATTGGAGGCGGGGTAAGCAGTCAAATTCAAACTAAATTTAAACGTGGTACCTGCTTTGATTTGGTTTGGAAATTGCTGACCACTCATGTATTTTTAACCAAAAATGCGTGTTTTCTTGGTTTTATCATCATTTTTTAAGTGGTTTTTTTCATTATTCACAATTGTAAAAAACCCCGCATATAGCGAGGTCTGATAGAGTCGATTTTTTAGTTCTTCACATCTTCGTACTACAGCTTTTGACACCACATTCTTGTAGCTGCTTATATCCAAAATCGCAACTATTCCAGTTATGCTTTTGTGCTAATTCAAATATAGGCATATACACTTCACGACCTA